TCAAATCCTAAAGTTTCAATAAATTTTAAATCATTGAAATAATCTGTTGTAGGATTAGGTTCAATACCATATGCTACAAACCTGACATCTCTTGTCTTGAACTCCTCAACGTCTTTTAAATTTAACGCTCCTGCAGCATAGTTTCTAGCATTAGGTATTGTTTTAGGTGAGACTACTTCCCCTGTTATCTGCCAAACTCCGTGTAGATATTTCTCTGGTAGTTTGTGCTTCATTAAATGGGTTATGTCTAGTCCTTCTTTACCATCTCCTCTTGTCAATACTTTCTGAAGTTCTCCTTCTGCAATTAGAACACTAACTGCTGCACCATCAAATTTAGGACTTACATATGCTTCTTTCCACTGTGGTCTTTCCTCGCCTTCCCAAATTTTTTGTAGGGAAAACATAGGATATAAATGTGGAAATCTTTTTTCTGAATTGGGAGAATACCCAACATCTTCAATATTTGCAAGTTCTGCTAGATGGTCATACATTACATCTGACATGATAGGATTACCTTCATAATAAGCCTTTGCAGCTTTTCTAACTAATGGTTCAATCATTGGCTCCCCCATGATAATTAACTGAATTCTTTGAATTTGCTTGTATCGTATTCTGCGATATTGTTACAAATCTAAGATTGGATTCCAAGAGTTTAAATCTATATGATCCACTACTAACACATCAGTTAAAAATAAAAATTTAACTTCATCAGGAAGTTGTTCCCACAGATCGTTAACCCAATCTGGTTTTTGGACTTCTTCGTGGTATGTTAGGGAAATTAATTTATGAACTTGATAAGTTCTTTGAGATAATGTTACGTTGGGATATTTTAGTTGATTTACTCCTCTACCTGTCCATAACAGCACTCTGCCTGTATTAGTATTTCTGATAAGACCTTTACGACTAATCTCATACATAGATTTTAATCCGTCTCTTGTAATAACAGTTCTATACTCGTCATGTTCTTCTGGTGTAGGATAATATGTATCCCGTAATTCTTGTAATGTCATTTTCTATTTGCCTATGTGTTCAACGTCGCTATTCGGTATAACTTGGTAGGCACCTTTGTTATATGCAATAGCAACTGTGTATTGTTTGCTTATTTCCTTTTTGTAAGAGTTATCCTTTGGAACTTTGTATTCTCCAATGGGTGCACTCTTATATTGCTCTTTTCTTTTTTTGTTATCTGCGTATTCTTTACGCTTAGTTACAGACCAACCTGATGGCTTAGCTTTCTTTCTGTTTCCTGAAAATCTAACTTTTCTTTTTCGTCTACGCCCATGCTGATCGTAATTCATGCTTCCTTTTATAATCATATGTATATTATACTAAAAAACTAAGGAATTGTCAAGAACTATTTTTCTCTTGGTATGTATTGTTTATTAAATCTGCGAATTCTCTTTCTAATATTTCTTTGCTTTCTGCTAACGATATGATTTCAACTAATCCTTGAAAAAGCTCTCTTGTGTTATCAAAGTCAATAGACATAGCTATGCCGTCCTTACTAGGCTTCCATTCTTCATCAAAGTCTTGGTAGTATTTACGAAGATGTAGATACTCCTTACCCCTAAAACTATTGATTACTAGTCTTATTTGCTCGGAGTTATCCTCGTTAATCGAAATAACTTTTTCATATTTTGCTGGTGCTTCATAGAGGTTCATTTTTAATCACCTTGTTTAGTGGAACTATACTTGTTACGTTATCGGGAACAAGTATCCTATATGAATCAGTATCCCAGCAGAAACACAAGACAGTATGCTGTCCTGCCTTTGCTCTAGTCTTTTTCGATTGTATATACTTATTATCAAAATCCATTGTGCAAACATTATATTTAAGTTTGCGACTATTTTGACTTCTGTAAGTAATTATTGCATCGCCTGCTCTGTCCATCTTATCAATGAACTCTTTCTTTTTCATATCGCTCCTTAGTTAATAGTTGAATATTTTCTTCTTTTTAACTTAAGGTCAATATTTTAGATACAAAAATACCCCGAACTAGTCGGGGTAAAAACAATTACTCGTTTATTTTGTTGATAATGTCAGCAAAATAGTTTGCTGCTTTACCTGTTAGTTTCTCAATAATAGAAGAATCAACTTCCATTCCTGCGTCACTAATTGCGGAGCTTAGGTTATCCTGTGCGTCTGCTTTTGATACTCTAGTTCCACCTGTTGAACCACCTGAAGACTTAGCTGCAGGGGTCTTTCTGACATAGACACCAGCTTTTGTAAGAATCATTCTTACACCGTTTGGTGTTTGTCCTAGTTGCTCAGCTATGTCAGCAACTATTTCCATACTGTTCTCTGGTGTTGGGTTTTCGTCCACATACATATCAACAGCTTCTTGTTTTGTTTCATCTGTCCAAGTTGACATTTTTCTTCTCCTGTTTTTGTAAGATTCTGGCAGGCCGGGACACCACCCTGTCGCTTGCCTCATCTGAAAATAAAATCTATCACTCATAAATATAAATATATTATAATAGAAAAAGAAAGATTTGTCAAGAACTATTTTCCATTTGCTATGAAAAATTCCTCTTGACTGTTTCTAATTTATCTTCAGCTTCGGCTAATTTAGCAACTTGTTCTTCGATTGCTTCTACAATCTCTGGGTGTTCTCCAATACCTACTGACTTTCTTTGATAGGTGAGAATATTTGCTTTACAAACAGCTATCTCTCCTTCTAACTTCTTACAAAGTGCTTCTAATAAATAGTTCATTTCTCATTCTCCAAAATCGTAACCACGTACTTTGCGCAGAATCTTTCGCGCATGTTATCACTTACTATACACACCCAAACCATTGGGCCAGCAAACATAAATCCTAATAAGAATATTATGAATGTTGCTGCCCACCATCTTACGACAGGGTGGTTTGGTTTAATTTTTGCTATAAATTTATGACATGGCCACCAAAGTCTCCACATCAATAATAATATACTAGATAAATATCCTGCTAGAATTACTTCAAATAAATTTAACTCCATACTTCTCCAAATGCCTTAAGCTACCAAGCTCATAAGCAGGAAAAGAATGGTATCTTCCCGCATATGGTAAATGCGGAAAAAATGTATCACTTAAATCAGTGCACTCAATCGTATATACTAAATAACACTTACAACCATATGTCTTTTCATACTCTACGTTTGTGTGTTCTTTTACTATTTTTGCAGGGTAATTTGCTCTAATTGCCCATACTACTTCGCCCTTTTCAAACTCATCTGCTACACATTGTTCTGGTAACATAGCTCGTTTTCTTCCCTCGTAATCTGAATCAGCAAGTTTCATTGGTATTCCAATTCTCTCAATGATATTTTTTACGAAAGACGGGGATCGGTAGATAGATTGTGCAATAGAGGATACATTAAATCCTTCTACATACATTTGTGCTACTGACTTTATTTCGTCTCTACTTGCAGGCTTGCCTTTGTTCATTGCTTTTCGTCTAGCTCTGAACTCCTGTGTGTCCTTCCAGTCGTCAATGATTTTCTGAAGTCTGGTCGTGTTATACCTAATATTCAGAATTTCACAGGCTTCCTTTTTAGTAATCGGGTTGTCTGCTTCTAGTAGATCGATAACTTTTTTAATATTATCATTTGTTAATTTTTCGTAGGACTTACTCTTTATCGCCATCTTTACTCCCTAGCAATATAATTGCATAATGTATTATTTTTAATAAGTCTTGTTCATTCTTACCATCTTTCTTCCCATAGCGTTGTGCATACTTTATAATATTACCTATACAAAATCCTTCTCCATGACCTGCGTCAAAAATAAACTCAGTAGATTGAATTTTCTCCATACTGTAATGCTTATCATAGGTTTTGATTATGTGATTTCTCACATAATTTAGCGTCTGTTCTTCATTAAATGTAAACTTCTTAGCCATTCAAAGCCTTGTCTAAGTCTGTATATCCACCAATTTTTTCATCATCTAAAATGATTTGTGGAAAAGTTCTAGCAGTTGGGAACTCTGCCATGAATTCTTGCGCATCAAAATCTTCTCCTAACATGAGATAGGTTGTGTCTGCGCCTTTCATTTCTGCCAAAGCTTTTGCTCTTGTGCAGAAAGGACAGTTTGGTTTACTGTAAATTATTATTTTCACTTTGCTGTTATCCTTTTTTCGTAGTCTGCATAGTCTTCGTTCCACCAATGGGGTTTGGGACGATGAGACCATTTTGCAAACGTTGCTTTATCTAAATGGTAATAGTCTCTATAAGACTGAATCGGATTATCTTCCTGTTTGAGCTCGTCCGGCATGGCTAGTAGGAACTCCGTCATTCCGTGTCTAGGCATGTTTTTGGGTTCTGGTAGTCGATTGATAACTTCCACCACTGATTTATGCTGCTTCCCGTATCTATAAAAATATTCGTCGTTGAGGGCGTTTGCATAACAGTGAACCCATTCGAAGTTATCAAGACTTGATCGAGTCCAAATTGTGCATGGGTGGTTATACATCATAGGAAGATAAGGAGTTAAAGGTCTCTCTTCCATTGGCAAATGTTTAATTTCTGACTTTCGAGAATTCAATTCTCGAGTTTCCTCTTTATTCAATGCTCTCGGAATGAAACCTAAAACTGAATCCACCCAAATTGCCGTACATAACAGCTGAGCTGCTTCTAACGGCATCTTGACGATATGCTTATCAACATGCGCTTCTGCACACGCATCTAAATCTTCGTCAAGGTAAAATAAATTCATAATGTATATTATACAAAAATTTTGACTTGTTGTCAAGACTTATTTTTAGTGAGGTTTGTTTTAATATGGGGTGTGAGTAGGTGAAAGTCGAACTACGAGTGAGTCCGACTTTCGTGTATTGAGATAATTATTTTCCAAACGCCTTGCCTGCTTCAGAAATACCAAATGCTCCTAGTGTTACAACTACAAAAGAAGTATAAATTGTATCTGAAATCTTTAAATCCATGTCCCAAAATGCTGTGAGTAAATCACACATTCCGAACACAGTCATTAAGAAGAATGATATAAAACCTATGATAGCTTTCTCATTTATATCATTATCATCTAGGAACAAATCCATAAACTTCCTTTTAGGAGGAGCGAGCTGATCACGAGCCTTTTTGGCTTC